CACCTTCCGGTGTACGCAAACATGGCGAACCATGCCACCAACCAGCGATGGTTGATTAAGATTTCAGACTGGTGTGGAACACCTTCACTCTTTTCGAGTTAGTCTTAGGGCAAGTGCTCGAGTATATCTCGATAGGACAACTTTATTTAAAGTTCGAAGCAAGTTTAGTGGATGAGGCCTTCGTGCCCATCATAATCGTTCCTTCTACGTGTTTCAGTTTTCTTCAGGTTGGTGGTCTCAGATGTGAGCATTGAGTTTGACGTCCCAACTCCAATTGCGCTGATTTTGGTTTGTTTCAATTTCTCAACAGCCTGCCTTGACGTGAAGGCGTCAGGAATCATGAAATCGAACACAATTTCGTCAACACATCCATGCTTAACAGCCCAATGAGGGATGCGTCTCATCTTCATGAACAACAGTTTTGTTTCAAAAGAGTAGTGCCTCATTATTTTCCTTAGTGTGGCATTCCTACGAGCATGTCGAATGAATGGTTTTGCTGGAAGCTCTTGGGTGGAGTTCAACCCACTCTTCACCTCAATGACCTGGTCTTCATCCATGTCCTCTGATGTTCCATTGTCTCCAAAGAAGATACATGCAGCTGCGACAACCTTGTGCCAAGTTTCATCATCTGTGATGCCAAGATCTGACCTGACATCCTGAACCCACTTTTGGTGCTGGTTTGTGGTCGCCTTGATGGAGAGTGTTTCAACATAACCCTCAGGCACCTGTGCAATAAGATCGATTGGGATTTTCGTGGAAAACCCAATAGCTTTTGGTTTGATCACCGGGAGACTCCAAGTTGCTTGTGTTTTGGGTATGATAGCCCCATCGCTAGTCTTTGGCGGATTCTCTGTCTCAGTTAGGTTATTACCATCTCCAGGGCCGGCCTGAAGGAAGGTCATGGAGTTTTCAGAGTCCGGTACCTCATCATCAAGGATAACGATGTTGGCTGTTGTCATATCTCCATATTGATAGTAGTCTGGAATCTCGACATAGTGCATAATGGCATGTCCCATGATGTGTAGTTTCATCGCATCCATCCCCTTGAGCTCTGCCAGAGCTGCTATCTCGTGTTTATGTCTATCCATGAGATAAAGTGCATACGCTCTCATGGCAAGATAAAGTCGTTGTGTGTTGAAAGACTCAATGCAGGCTGCAATCGCCGCAAGATAAGCGTGTAAAACACCTCCAGCTCGACTCCATTGAACAATTGCGACTATTCGTTGCGGCGCCAGGCTGAAACCGATACCAAGCTTGGTTGGAGTCATAGTGAGAGACATGTATGGATTAAGGCAAATATCATCCGTGATCTCATCAAATTCATATTTAAGTCCAAGTTCACTTAGGAATGGTGAGAAATCACATCCATACTTCCAGTAAAACTCTGGCGAGATAGCAAACTTGTTGTCATCGCCGTTACACACAAAGATGAAGTTTTTGTCCAGCTCTTCAAATTTAACATCACCAGTTAGCCGTGCGTATGCGTACAGGAAAGCGGTCATGAGTGCCAGTGTGTTATCAACAACGGTGCTTGGCTGCCCACTGTTATTGCCGCAGTGCTTCTGTATAATAAGCCCGTTGGCTAAGCAGATTTTCGTGTTCATGATTTCACCGTATATAATGTGGAGCGCGGCATGATGCTTCTCATGCATGAACCTTTTTCGTATGTCAAGAACTACATCGAAAAGGAATGGGTCTATTGAACTGTCGAAACGAGAGCCATCACCACTACCATGCATCCAGCCGGGTTGGTTCAACTTATTGTACAGCTTCTCCCAGCCACGTGAAAATTTGTTTATCCCAACAGTGTGTGGTGCTTTGAGGTGTGTTCCATAAAATTGCTTGTTAAAATCGTCAACGTAGAACTTCATGGCCAAGAGGCTTGTAATTGGGGCTGCGGTAAAAACTCGTGTCTTTCTCTCCTCCACTTTCTCAATAGCTCTTAACTCAGCCTTCAGGGACCCATTCCAAATGCCGTTCAACCTTCCGTCGAGCAGTGCTTGACGACATGTCTCGGCAAATTTAATGAGTTCCTCATCATCAAGGTGTTCAACAACATCAAGCTTCTTTCCATGGTATAACGGACCAGCTGAGGTTGACCATTGGGTGTCCATTAAGACCTCCTCTGCCGTCCTGACATTGGTTTTCGTAAGACCAGCGAGTTTCAGCATTTTAATTAATTGTTCCTTTGAGGCTTCGAGTACAGTGGCGTCGTAGATCTTCGGGTGATGTGGCCTGTCATACTTGCGCAAATCCTTAAAATATGCATCATAGGCGAGAACACTAGGTGCATATTCGTACATTTCGCTCTGAACCCATTTGAATTGGGGATATTCTTCGAGAAACTTGTGAAAGTATGGGTTCTCCCCTGTTATTACGTGCTTATCAATGAGCCCTTTTGTAACCTGACCGACAAGTTTGAAGGTTGTGTCAAGACCGAATTCTCGGGCAAAGATTTCTTGGCTTCTCAGCGTTGGCGGTCGGACGATTTGTGCGTCTAAGTTAAACCCGAATCCAGCTGCATTATCATTGAGCTGCTGAAGCTCGTCTTCCGCTTTTCCTTGCAGTATTGCTAAGGGTTGCCCTTCATAGCCGCAATCCCCTTTCTTGAACTCCCAGGTACCTGGCTCAACTTTTCTTCCTGAGGAATTCATAACATCAAGCATTTCCTGAGTGAATGGCTGGAATTCGTTTCTCTTGTTGATGGGATTGGAAGAGGTGTGAACGCCAAGAAATTTGTTCGACGCTGCATCAAAAACCATACCTCCGCACATTCCAAAGTCCGTCGAGATAGTGTGTGCCCAGCGCGAGCGACCAAACTGAAAACACATGTCCGAAACTGTGACCTTGTGCTTCAAATCGACCAAGGATCGAAAGAGCATTTGTATCTCCGTGGGTTTGGTTAAGACTGCGGCATCGATTTCCTTCCGAACTGGTGGGATGCCATTTGGTCTTCGAATGAGTATTAAGTCGTGACCTTTGAATCTGACAACCCCATTTTTGTTGAGAACGTCTGTGGTTGTGCAATACGTTGTGTGAATGAATTTGAAAGTGATCTGGCCGCTACCCACTTGTATATGGGCAGGTGATACTATCCAATCTCCGTATAGAACAACGTTTTGTTTGATTTGTGGTGTTTCAACAATTCCAACCATGAGTCTCGTGTCCAATGAGAACTTGGTCATGGGTTTCACAGAGGCGGCTTCCAGATGTGTTACTGATGTTTCCGCTTGGCCGAGCAACTTGGTTGATCCAACTTGCCTAAAATGTCCATCAAACTCCTTGAATCCTTGCTCGTCCCCCATCTCCGTGGGTTTCATTGGGTTGTGTCGATCCATGTTGATAAGGAACTTCCTGCCATCTTTCATTGTTAACTCGCATGTTATGGCCCCCGTCTCATCGTCGCCCCACGCTGATGAAGCGTTAACGTCCGATTCCAGGTGTTGTTCAAGCTTCTCGTGCAACTTCGCTGCATCAGCTGTTGGATTCTTGGTGACGTGGAAAATAACTCCACTGAAGGTCTTGAACACCGCCTGTAGCACGTTGCTGTCAGTCTTGAGGTCGTAGAAGTGCATGAACGCTGGCTTCTCTGTGCGTAACTTGCTTTTCCGCCTTTCGGGTTGGGAATGCTTTGTAAGCTTGTTTCGCTTTGTGGCCTCGTGAAATTCTTGGTAAATGCCAACTTCCTCTTCAGTTGAGAAGCCCATTCGCTTGTATCTATCGTGGTATGTTTTCCCTTTTCCTTCCAATATCCAATGATCGAGATCGGATGCTTGGTTCTCACCCTCATGAGTTGCCTCCTTCTTATTCTCAGAGCGCATTTTGAAAACCAGCCATACGGAAACGGCTGCAATCATCATGAGGATCGTTGCAATGAAAGCTTTACTCTTCTCGACAAGTAAGTTTAACAGTTGAGATGGAGGGCTTGACAATTTGAAGATTCGAGCGACGTGGTTTCGGTTTAAAACCCCACGACATTGAAGTTCAACCATTTCTGTAAGCTGATCAAGTGATGCCTTATCCATACTAACTTCACAGTTATTAGAGTATGAAAGTGTTTCCAGCTTTGATAGAGCTTGTTGAAGTGTCTGAACATTGTCTGTATACAAAGAAATCCGCTCGCGGATTCTTTTCGTCGGGTCAAGCCTTGTTAGCTTTGTAATGAAAGTTTGAACTTCAAACGTTTCGATTACTCGCTGTAGATTGGAGATTGACCGCTTATATTCGTTCATAGTAGCTTTTACGTATTCAATGGAGCTCATTATTCCAGACTCACTCAGTTGGAGGTTCAACACTCTTTTTGTTTCGTCACTCTGGCTGAACACCGAGATTACTCTTGGCTCAAAATAGAGGCAAGCATGCGCGAGCTTTTCCCAATCGAAGTCCGTCATTGTGCTTATTATGAATGGAACACGAGCACGCCGCAAAGCACTTGGTGGTTTTTCTTCACCACGAGACACTTCCGCTAAAAGCCTTGTGTATGACGGCCATGAGTTATAGACCATGGGTAGAACGGATGTCTTTGTGCTTTTAAGATCACAAGTTCGGTGGGCGTAATTTTGAATACATGGGAGAATTGCCCTTGGTATAGATCCGTCACTCCGAACAATATCGCGCATCAGGAACGGTGACAATTTGAATTGAGTCATAACTCGTGCTTGCGCTTTCGTTATTCCCTCTATCCACTCTCGTTCAAAGAATTCGTTCATGTAGAATTGAACACCATGCACGAAACTGAGTAAAGCTGCCCCGTACAGTGTTTCTGGCGGAACAGCATTAATGGATGCATCAGTTTTCCCGCAGACAATAGCATAGCCTTCCTTAAGGCGACCAGCTCTTCCCACTCTCTGCGCTCGTTCGTTCTTTGTAACCCTTTTACGCCGTAGCGAAAGGGTTTTTGTTACGAGATCGAGCTCTGGTCGCATGGTCCATCCAAAGTCAACAACGCAGTCAACGTTCATGGTGACACCCGTCTCCAGGATGTTTGTGCAAAATACAATGACTCTATTGTTGTCCATCTCTTGGATTAGCTTCGAGTACATCGTATGGAAGTTGTCACTTGACAATGGGTACGCCATCATATCCCCAAGATTATTTTTGTTCCACTTGGCTGCTGCATTGACACACTCACGTTTTCCCGCCAAGAACACAAGAACCGTGTTGTGGTTTAAAACATATAGTGAGTTTTCTTCAGTCTGGCTCGTGATGAAAGTATCCACGGAATTGCATTCAGAGGTAACCGTTTTGATTTCGAACCTTCTTTTTGCTGAAGGTAAGTCTTTTCCATCACGTGGTGTTGCTGAGACGTAGAACTTGCAGACCTGTGGGAATGCATGGCAAACGCTTTCAAACGCCAAGGAGTGTTCAGTTACGAGGTGTGACTCATCCAGAAATACTGCATCAAAAGTTGTTAGGAAAGATGAATCGCGAGCTTGCGAGGCTAGTGCTGAGCCGTAAGTCATGACTTGGATGCACTTGTCACCAAGGTTTTCCCACTTCTCGTGCCGCCCAAAAACCAGCGTTCCAAGGTTGTGCGAGATTCCACCAACAACATTAACAGTTGCTGCTTGAGTTGGTTCGCAAACCAAGATGCAATGCTGCCTGCCAATTTTGGATTTCAAATCATTGTAGTACGCCACTGGGAGCACAGTCGATTTTCCTGATCCAGTGTACCCAACAACTTGGGACCATTGTTTCCTCTCCGAACACATTTGTCGTGAAAGTTCTTCAACATTGTCAGAATTCAGCGCGTAACGTGCTTGAACGTCATATTGCAGTGGTCGAACTAATTGTTTTCCAGCTAGGTGGTTGGTGGACGCCCACGCCTTGAAAGTTAACTGATCTTCGCTTTCAATAACGGTTCCATCACCATCAGTGTCCTCATCATCAAGATTGAGAACGACAGCAAGTGTGTTCTGGACGCCAGATAGCTGATTTGAATTGATGCCACTTTGCAACCAAGTTGTTGCGTTGTTGGCAAATCCGTTATAGTCGTCAGTGTACATACCAACAAGCCGAGTGATTTTTCCGAGGTTGGCCGCCAAAGCATCCGCCATGTCGACATCAAACATATACACCACAGTTATGCAAAATGCTAAAATTCCGATGAATTTACGCTGCTTTTGAGCTGATTGGAGATAAGTCTTCTCACGCTGGTTTAATACCCAAAAGCAAGTTGTCGTCACACAAACCAGGAAGCTCGCTGCATAAATGGTCCAGTGCTTACCAAAGTGTGTCCGCAGGGACCATTTAACGACAAGCCAGGATATGTTAAACATGTTGCACATTGCATACGTACCGACACAGAAATTAAATAGCCACTGGAGTGGTTGATATATTCCACATAAGTACGCTAACGCTTTCAGAAAGAACTGCTGAGTCGCTAGGTGTAATGTTGTCGTTAGTGCCCGGAAGTAACTCATACGAATCTCTTCAGGAAAGATGTTGCTGGATGGCTTTCGTAAGATGGTGTCTCTGACTCGTGATCCAATATCGCGTAACCTGTCGTAACACGTGGTATTTAAGCCATAGTTGTCCACTGATCTTTCGCAAATTTCTATACGATTTTTTGCTGCAAGCAGTTTCATTCCAACAACTTGCATAGCCTTCTTAAGGCTTTGCGCGTTTTCGGTGTAGCTTTCATCAAGACAGCTATCCAGCTGTTTCATCATCATCATCCATCCTTGTTCGAGGGGCCAGCTTCCAAAATTTATTTTGATGCCAATTAGGGCCTGTCGAACAACAGCAAGTGTCTCAACGGTGTCAGCGTTGAGAGCCATTACCATGCACCTTTTGTCCTCTGCTTCAAGATAAGCGCTGAGCTTATTCAGGAGTGCCCGGCTAAGCATAAGAAACGCCAATAGTTCGCGATCCCCTGCCAGCTTATGGTAAACCGTAGTTTGAGAACTCCATGCCTTAAGCAGCTCTTTCAGTTTATCCACCTGCTTCTTGTAGAAAACTTCAGGAATGAAGTCATCAACACGAGGTGGTGTCGCCATTGCTGCTTTGAATGGTGCCAAACAAGATGGTTTATGATGTGTGTTGTATTCACTTTTGCTCTTAAAACAAAGTTGCTTTAGTGCTTAGAAAAAGGCTTAGATTCGCTTGAGTGCGCTTAAAGCTTGGTTTTGTTTGCTTGAAAGTCGTTTTGTTTATGAGGTTGTGATTTGTTTTATTTT